ACGAATTGCACTCATAGTTGGCTCCTGTTTTGTGCGTTAAAATGTTATTATAGCAAATTGGGATTTATTGGTCAACCGTCATGTTCAAATTTTCTTGGTATTTTAGTTGGCTAACGCGGATTTGGTACACAAGGTTCATAAACAAAAGCATTACAACAATGCCCAATCCAATTAACATGCCCTTGAGGCCGTATGTTTCCAGCACATATTCCAGACCTGCCTCAAACAGAATCACTGCAACAACAATCCCGGCGGTGCCTGCAACCACTTCAAGTGCAGCACGGAGTTGAATTTTCATACGAGCCTTTCTATCTAATATGCCATTATTATAGCAAATTAGGAATAATCGGTCAAGTACTACAAAAGTACTACTTTTAGGGTTTAAAAAGTTAAACCCAAAGTGCTACAATTTGCGGATCGGTAATTTCGTGGGGTTTTGGCTTGCCGTGAAACACAACCACTGCTGTCTCCCCAGCAATTTTTGCACCAGTGCCGGGTGCCTTGGGACGACGATATTGAAAATCGTATCCCCCATCTAAGCATTGCCAGCGATAACTTTCAAAATACTTTTCTTCAAAAAATCGTCTATGGTTTAAGTCAACAACTTTTGTAATGTAATCTTGGTCGCCTTGGAATCTATTAGCAACTGTCTCTACACCGTCTTTTGTAAATTGATCCCATACATAACTAAACTCAGAAACATTGAACCACATTACACTAGAATTGATTGTTTGGAATCCAGATCTTTGCAGATGCCTAAAATCACGAATGCCCCAAAAAATATCTGTAGGCAATTCTAGCACCCAACTCAAATCACGAAGCACTATCATATCCAAGTCAAGATACAGCATATCACCGGAAAAATGTTTAGGGTTAAACAATTGCATTTTGTACCACCACGACTTTCTTGGCCCGCCTATGCCAGGCCATAAGTCTAACTCGTGTTTGATCATGTGAGAAGGGACTGCACGATCAGGTTCAGTGTATACATGGAACCGTATGCCACCAGGTATATTGCGAGTCAACATGTTGTACAAACGTTCAACATAAATCCAGTCGTATCCTGTGCCATGTATTACACATGCACAATCTATTACATTATCAGTGCGGGTTTTATTCTTCTTAGCCATATGCCTTGTCTTAGTTCTTCAAGTGTGTATTCAGTGTGGCATATTTGTGTGAGCCACAAGTTTCTATCTACAGTATAAGGTTGTTCAATGTCAGCAAAACCTACGCCAACAGGATAGGCTAAACTTGTGTTATCTACTATTGGTCTAACGCCAGCAATTGCTGCCTGAATTCCTGGACCAGAGTTATAATTAACTACAGCATGGCAATCAAAGTGCATGTCAAAACTGTCGTATGTGTTTGCTACTTGTTGCGGTTGTTCAATTTTTACATCAGGAGACAACATTGGCATAGGCATTTTACATCTTGGGTGTGGCCTTACTGTAATAGGCCTATCTGTGTTGTTTCGTAAAATACTTATAGTTTGCTTTAACCACTCTCCCATATCAGGTATGTGCGCAACTTGTAGACTGCGAGTGTGTTGCAACGCAATTATAATTTCAGGTTTGGTGATAGTTTGAGTAGCAAGGCTGATGCGCAACTTACGCGGGCGGTCCCAATCTAAGTCATTTAAGTGTCCATAATAGCCCTCTGCATTAACATTGTTTACAGAAATTTTCCAAGTGTTGCCACGATACAAGGCACCGATTTCAATTATAATCACTGGTTTGCCTTGACTACGATAATGCTCGTAAACCTGCTGATTGTTTTTCATCCGTCCGTTCCAAAGAACACTCCAGATAACTACTGCGTCTGACTCCATTGAATTTTCTTGCGTCTGGATTCCTGACGCCTGTAGGCAATCCAATACTGCTCCCATAATCGGGCGGCTATTCAATGCACATTGCAAAGGAAAGTAGGCCACTGTTTTAATCACTAAATATCCTTATGAAATACACAGTAATTACCACGTTTAACTCTGATGGTTATAATGTTTACGGCAAGAAGATGATCCAAACCTTTTTGCAAACTTGGCCCAAAGATGTTGAACTATGGGTATATGCTGAAGACTGCCAGGTTGCAGAAACTGCGCCAAACTTAAAAGTGTTTGACTTCCATTCTACTTCTGCTGACCTAGTGGCATTTAAGAACAAATGGAAAAATGTACCAAAAGCCAACGGTGATATTGGCCCAGGCAGCGAGCGTAAGGCATTTAAATGGCAGGCTGTACGTTTTGCGCACAAGGTATATGCTATCTTCCACGCCGCCAAAAATTGCAACTCAGAATGGTTAATCTGGATGGATGCTGACATGGTGTGCCATAGCCCAATCACTGCGCAAAAACTTACAGAATTCTTCCCAGACGATCGCGACTTATGCTATGCTGGACGATCAAACAAGTTTACCGAATGTGGATTGTATGGCATGCACTTACCAAGCGAAGAAGTGCAAAAGTTCTTAACAGAATTTCAACGAATGTACGACGATGCCGACAACGGAATATTCACACTTAGTGAATGGCACGACAGTTATGTGTTTGACTCTGTGCGTGTAAAATTTTCGTTAAAAGATTTAAACTGGTCTGCAGGATTGATCAACGGCGAAGGGCATCCACTAATCAATTGCGAGTGGGGTGCGTATATTGACCATCTCAAAGGTAAGCGCAAAGAATTAGGCCGAAGCAAAGGCAAAGACTTGCTTGTTAAACGAAAAGAAGTGTACTGGCAATGAAGTGGCTATATCTAAGCAAACATAAAAAAGATGAGTACATTAATATGTTTGCTCGAGGATCAGGTTCTTCCCCTACTGAATTAGAAACGTGGGACTACGATTCTAGCGACAATCCTATTGTGCTCAGGGGTATCATGAAGCACAAAATTATTAAACGTTGCTGGGAAGATGGTAGAGACTTTCGCTACATGGATACTGGTTATTTTGGCAACAAGGTCAGTAGAGAAAATCCACATGGCTGGAAGCATTGGCACAGGATCGTAGACAACGATTTACAACACAGTCAAGTTATTCCAAGGCCAGACAACCGTTGGCGCAGATTAGATCTAAATATAAGTCATAGAAAATATGGCAGTAAAATTCTTATTGCTGCCCCAGACGAAAAACCTTGTATCTTCTACGGTATTAACTTAGAACAATGGTTAGATCAAACAATTTCTACTGTTAAACAATACACTGACAGAGAGATTGTTGTTCGTCAACGTGATCCAAATCGGCAAACAAGACAAAATAACAGTTTAGAATCAGCACTAACCGATGTTCATGCGCTGATTACATTTAATTCTGTAGCCGCAACTGAGTCTATTTTAGCAGGCGTACCAGCATTTGCATTAGCACCAAGTAATGCTGCAATACCAGTATCGAACACAGATTTAAAAAACATTGACGAACCTTGGTTTCCAGACCGGGACCAAGTATATGCATGGGCATGCCATTTAGCCTATGGACAATTTCACATCGATGAGCTGCGTGACGGAACTGCTGATCGAATTTTACAACAAACTAAGGAGATAACAAATGCGTGAATTTATGGGCTGGCACTTTCCAGATATCGAAAGCCACTTTCCAAAGATGCTCAAGAAGAGTGTAGACAAAGGCGGTCCGGCTGAGTATCAATATAAGGTTAGAGATCGTAGTGTAGCACTTTGTAAGAACAAACGACTAGCCCTTGATATTGGCGCAAACGTAGGATTATGGACTCGTAGTCTTGTTAAAAACTTCGATCAAGTTATAGCGTTCGAACCTGTGGCTATGTTTCACGAATGTTTAAGCAAAAATGTAATTGCAAATAACTTGCGCTTAGAAAGCGTGGCGCTCGGAGATCAAGAAACTACCGCCAAGATGAACATTACAGAAGGTAATACCGGTCACACGCACATCGACCCAACAAGTATGGGCAATGGGGATACGCCAGTTAAAACTTTAGACAGTTTCAATTTAGAAAATGTAGATTACATCAAGATGGACTGCGAAGGCTTTGAGTATCGTGTGCTACAAGGCGCAGAGCAAACAATTAAACGTTGCCGTCCTGTAGTTGTTGTAGAACAAAAGCCACACGATGCTTATGCTGATCAATATGGACAACACGAAGCGATTGCATTGTTAGAATCTTGGGGTATGCGTCGACTAGACCAAGTCAAAGATGACTGGATTATGGGGTGGTAAGCTCTTACTACGAGCAGCAAGTTGCCGTTGGTGCAAAGTTCCAAGCGGAAAATAAAACCTGGGCTGGGTTAGACATAATAAAGTACCAAAAACATATACGCGATTTGGTAAAACGGTACAATGCTAAAACTATACTAGATTATGGGTGCGGCAAAGGAGAACAATATCGCCAACTGTTGCCATATGAGTCTGAAGATAAGCGCCAAACATTTGACGATTGGTTAGGTGTTAAAGTTTATTGCTACGATCCTTGTGTTCCTGAGTACAGTCAATTACCGCCAGAAGGTACAAAATTTGACGGTGTTATTTGTAGTCAGGTGTTAGGAACGATTCCTGATGCAGACTTGCCTTGGGTTGCCAAAAAGCTAGAATCTTATACCAAAGACTTTTGCTTTATATCACTTAACTACCAGCGACCGCCAAAGGCTAAGAAGTTAATATTTGATCCTAAATTTTACCAAGCTAACCGTACCAGAGAATACTTCCGTAGTCATTTTAAAGACTGGAAACAAGGTGATTTGTTCTGGTGGTGGAAAGACCGGGACCACTACACCGAGTGGGCGGATGATCAACTGTTAGGAAAGTGGCTAGATTTACCGGCGCATTGGACCGGGAAATATCAATACGTCGAATCTATTTAAGAAACAGCAAGAACTTTTGGTATATGCGACCTTGCCGGGCATCTTCGTCGCTCCAATGAGCTGCGGCTAGATCGTTAATCCACTGCGAACGATCAAAATATTCCGGCGTCTCAATTTTTGAAATATCTTTGTTTGCTATGTCCCAAGCAACACAACTACAGTCATCAACAAATACAGGAACGCCTTCACATGCTGCCGCTACAGCCGCGGAACTATTAAACAAAACCACGCAATGGGCTGTTTGTAAATTATCCATTAACCGAGAGTGCAAAGGATCGATTACAGAAACTCCTGGAATACGATTAAAATTAACAAAATCTCTCATCTCGTAATCACCTGGATGAGGCCTGATCACAATCTGTCGTTTTGTGTGTTGTCTTATTTGTTTTATTTTATCAGACAACCATACTAGCGGGTCAAGCGTTTTCATAGCAAAGCCACCGTCTCGTTGCATACAAATTAGTATAGGTCCCGGCGAGTGTGTTCGATATGGTTTTAAACTGACTCCTAGATTACTGCTAATCTCGTTCCACTTACTCGCATCACTATTTTTATTAGCGTACTCTGCACGGTCGTAAAACGGTCCGCCAAGACTATATCTTAAGTAAGATCCGTGGTTATCAAGATATTTCCAACAACTAGCATCTATGCACATTGTTTTATATTTTTGACGCTGTTGTTCAGAAATAACTTGTTTGCGCAAAGTGATATTTCTGCCGCCAGTGTTAGTTGTTGCCCAACCTAACATTACTGCTAGCCTGCTAGGTTGGTATTTGTAGTCCCAATCTACTATAACAGATCCGCCAGAGGCACGAACACCTTGGGCAAACGCTTCTAGGCATTCAATTTTTCTAGCATGTTTCTTTGGATTAGCTACACTAGAAATATAAACAACGCAATCAACCGCCATTGAGTATCCGCCAGGCTGTGCCGTCTCTCATCTCAGGCTCTGTGAATTGACAATATGCAATGTGTCTAGTCCATGCTTCAACTTCATCTAAAGTCGGAACTCTAGGATTTTCAATTTCTGCTAATGTGTGACTACACAACATTCCTGCTGCGTTTGGACCAAGAGTAATTGCCGGTTTGCCGCAAAGCAACGCTTCGCCAGCAGCAATGCTTGAATAAGTCACTAAGCACCAAATATCATCTTGTAATGCTTGTTGCATTGTATCAGTGCTTTGGCGAACGCTGCGCCCTTGTTTAAGTCTTACAACAACTTCACGATCGGTATATTTTTTAATTTCGTCTATTGTCGACGCCATCCACTCTTCTAAGTTAATGTCATATAAATTTAATAACTTTTGGCTAGGTGGGGCAAGTAATATTTTGCTACCTTCTTTGCGAAACTTAGTAAGTTGTATATTACACTTAGATACCCGATCGCTGGGGCGATCAATAATAGGTCCAAAATTCTGAACATCATTTTTAGTAATGCGGTGATACGTTTTTTTCTTACCGTTGCCAAAATATCCAGTATCGATATAATAAAAATCTCTTTTAGCAGCGCGGCAAGCATCCATTTGTTTGCGCTTTGTAATGCCTCGCAACACTACTGGAGTCATGGTATTTTCTTCTTTAGTCCAATTACTGATTCGGCCGCCGCAGCCTTGTATAAAACTTTGTAATATAGGATCGTACATGTGACCTTTCTCTGAGTACCTAAACTCGCTATCTAACGCGGCAACTGCACCGTTATCTAATTGTTTTAATTTATCTACAATACTATCTAAGTTTGTGTTATAGTATTCTCCGCTAGGATCAACTCGCCATTTTAAGATGTCGTTAAAAATTTGTGCCATTTCTTGGGGCACCATGTCTAATACATGCCTTGGCAATGGCGCTAAATCATCTTGTTCGTTATTCATATATTTCGTTGTAAACAATAGTCTGTGAGCATGTGTTCACGGTGCCACTCATCACCTTGTGGTGTAGTAGCAAACTCGTGGAAGCAAGGTGTGCCGAGGGTGTAATGCAATAACTTAGCATCTGGATTTGGCCCGTATTCATCGGGCAACCAGTTCCACTCTTTCGGCAGCTCGCCAATACGCTCATCATCTATCCAGGTAAAGCGATGAAGTTCTGCACCGGTAGATCGCTGGATAAAATCAGGAGTAAGTTTGCGGTTAGGAAAACTGCTGCAATTCCATAAAATAACACTACTCCAGTTTTTTCGCGGATAATTTTCATTCTTTGCACCTAAGTACTTCTCTGTCATCTTAGTTTGGTAATCGTGTTTAACTACCATAACGTCTTTGCATTCGTTGCGTTGTTCCCATAGTTTAACGATGTCATCACGTACAATCATGTCTCCGTCGATAAAAATTGCCCAGCTTTCAAAATTCATTAAGTGCGGCACAAGGAAACGACTGTAGATAAAGTGATTACTTCCATCAGTATGCGTTTCTTTGTAATCTTCAAACAAGTTAAGTGCTAGAGGAATAATAGCAACAGGCTTTGATGCCAATCTAATAATCGAGTTAACACAAGTATGATATGCTACGGCTTCTCTGGGGTCGTAGCCAACAAAAATAGGAATTGGTTTCATTTGCGTTCAATGTCTTCCTCAATACAGTTTGTTCCGTATTGTATTTCAATTAGCTTTAGCGGGCTGTCTGATTCATTGCACAGCATGTGCCACTGATTGCGTGGGATAAACATACTTTGATGTTGTGTAAAGTTTCCAACTAAGTCGTGATCGCTAGAAGCGTCTAGCGTATAAACAGCCGCTTCGCCCTCAGCAACAAACCAAAACTCACTGCGTTCGTCGTGGCGTTGCATGCTCAAACAAGTCTTAGGATTAACAGTAAGTTCTTTAAGTTTGGTTTGAGGTCCTACTTCGTGCAACACACGATAATAACCCCAGGATCTTGCAGTCTTAGGCTTTTTCCAGTCTTCAAGAATCCAGCTTGAACTGTTTTTCTTATCTTCTCCGCCAACACCAAACACAAACTCAACATCGTCAAACACCATCTCTGGAATGTTTTCCTTTGTACGGTCACCACCATTAGCGAAGATAATGTGTGCATCTGGATGGCGCATCTTAGTAAGTCGGATAGCGTCAGAGCTAGAGTTATCATCGTCATTGTAAACAATAACTTCGTCAACTACATCAATTGCACTAACAAGCGCAAAGCGTTCACTCATTGGCATAAACGGTCTACCCTTTTTACGAGTTAGCCATTCATCGGAGTTAAGTCCTACAACAAGAATATCACCGAGTGTTTTTGCAGCTTTAAAATAAGCTAAGTGCCCAGAGTGGAGCGGGTCAAACCCGCCTGTAACAATAACAACTTTTTTCATACAGGTATTTACACCTGGATGTCTTCCATGCCAGCAGTTCTTAGGCGTACCACATGGCCCATTTGCCATTGTTTGGTATCTAATCCCTTCATAATACCTAACCATCGATTACGTAGATATGCCACTTCGTTAATGATAGTCTCCATGTCAATTACTTCATCTTCACCATCTACATACTTTTCAGCATCTCTGCTGGTTAGGGCGCGGGCATATCCTTCTAAAAATTTCTTAAAGTGTTTAGTACGGATTTTACGTAGTTGAATGTTAAGATAGTTTAATATTGCTTCAATTTCTTGAAGCTGGTTAAATCTATACTCTGTAATGCCCGGTAATGCGCTAATGTTTTTTTCGATTATACCGCCAATTTTGCAATCGCGCCTGGCTGAGTCTAGCTCGTTCTCATAGTGCGCAATAAAGTCTGGGATCAACCCCAAGTTAGAGACTACTCGACTATACCACATTTTGTACTTCCTTTTCTAACCACGGAAACGTTTGCTTCCAGTTTAAGTCTCTTCTACGATCTATCTCAGTTAAGAATACTGCTAACTGATCAATTTTAGTTTGATCTCTTTGACTAGTGTTTATTTCTAACTGTATACCTTGCATTTGTTTTATTGCCTGTTGTTCTTGCCAGCTATCTGTTGACATAGCCGCTAGTATGTTTTCAAAATCAGTGTCAAAAAATCCTGAGCCAAAAATATTAGGATGCAAAAAATCATGTGTCCGTATTGGCGTTGAAAAATAATGTCCTATTTTTCTTTGCTGTTTTATTTGTTTAATATACTTTAGAAGTTCCGGTACTGTCTTAATTGTGAGTCCAGTTAAGGTCTGATTAATGTTTAGTGTAATCCACTTTTGAGCTGCTAGGTATTCAAAATTCTTACACCATTGATTTAAATTTATACCATAGCGCACATACTCTTGTTCTGCTCCAAAGCAATCAATACTGCATGTAATTTCAAATCTCTTTATTTTTTTCCGCACTACTAATTGTTTCATGCGCCCAACAAATTGTTCTAGTTTTGATTCAGAAATTTTAAGATTGCTTACTATGTTAAATTCAAGATCAGGATTGCTATGATTTTCTAAAAAAGCCAAACAAGTTTCAAACTGCGACTGATAAAAGGGCTCACCGCCGAGTATGTGCAATCTTCCAAGGTGTTGATAATTAGTTTCGAGCCAAGACCAAAACTTCTCCAACATAAGATCGTATTGCGGATGGCGAGTTTCATAATTTTTTATTTCAACTCCATCCTTGTGGAACTCGCCAAATTTTATGTTTTCTTGTTGTATTTTGCTACTAAATCCGTCCCAGCAATACAAACATGTCATATTACAAACATTATCAAGATATACTTCAAGAATCTTCGGTGTAACGTATAACGCAGTTGGGTTCGTGGTTAGTTCTACTGGTACTAGATTAGGGACCTTGAGATGGAACTGGCGGTCGCTTTGGTCGCCTGCTGTTTCGATGTTCTGACAATATTCACAACCGCCAGCAGGCCAGTTGCCTTCTAACATTGTTTGACGTGCTGCTAAAACCTCGGGAGTGTTATGAAACTGGTCAAAATTGTCCGCTTGCACTCGGCCAAAACTAGCTCTATGACAAGAGCTAGTTTTTCCGGTATATAAACGAATTGTGCTCCAATTCCACTTTAACTGACATGCAGTTTCAGTAAGAATTGGAAAATAGCGGTCGGCCATTAATTTTCCCAGTCTTCGTTTTCGTCGTAATCGGGATCTTCTTCGTCGTCATCCTCTTCATCCTCAACATAATCTTTGTCGTTGTCAAGGTAAGAAGTTAATGCTTTTTTAATATCACGGTCGCCGCTAAACGCATCGCGGATATCCTCAACGTCAGAGTCATTGTCCATTAAAATTTGAACTACAGTTTCCGCAGCTTCTGCACGGTCTACCGTATTGATATAACGTTTTAATTCACCCCAAATTACACTAGCTAATTGCTCACTCATTACTCAGTATCCTCCTCAACGGTACTTACCTCTTCTTTCTGATTTTTAAAGTCTGCCATAACTTTATCTAAGCAGCCGTCGTCGTTCTTTTCCCATGCTTTGCGGAACTTCTTGATAATCTCGCCATCGCTGAGCGTAAACACCAAACTGTTGCCTTCACGCTTGAGCAAGCCCTTCTTTTCAATCAAGTCCACAAGACCCGAATGTGGGCTCATACCTGTTGTGTAAGGAATCTTAACTTGCACGCCTTCAAAAGGTTTGGCATAACGTGTTTTCATAACTTTACAGCCTGCACGAATACCGTTGACTTCGGAAACTTTGTTGCCGTCCTCGTCTTCTTTTAACTTCATCTTCTTCATAGCAACTACAATAGATGAAGCATAGATAAACCCCTGCCCGCCGCTAATTTTATCGTCTGGATCAAACATGTCCTGACTTGCGTATGTGTGGTTAGTACATACGAGGCCGACGTTATAACTACCAAACATGTTTACACAGTTCCGTACTAGGGCAGTGAGAGCTTTGGGTTTTCGTCCCAAGTCGCCTTTAAGATCACCGCTATCAAACTGGTTGATGTCTGTAGGTGTCAGCAACATTCCCAAAGAGTCGATAACAAAGAGAACCTTTGGCCGTTCCCCGTCGGGCAGAGACTTATAATCGCTCATGAAAGTTGAGATTGTCTTAGCAACGTCATCGATCATAGCCATGCTCAATTTAAGAAGTTTTGAGTCACTGGTGTCAACACCAAGTGCTTTGAGCCAATCTTCGTCAAGAGCGTTTTCACTGTCAATTAACACCACAAAGATGCCTTGCTCTTGTGCGTGTTTAATAATATTACCTGAACAGATATAAGATTTACCTGCGCCAGAGTCGCCGGCAAACACAGTCACTTTACCAAGCGGAATGCCACGGTTAAAGTCGCCGCTGATCAAATAATTCAAGGCATAGTTGCCTGTTGAGATCCAGTCTGTTGGATC